GAGTATGCCGCAGACAGGACGGCAAAAGACCAGTTTATTAAATGCGTTCCAGCTCTGTCAGCGTACAGCATGCAGCCGACTCATATAAAAGAGGTAAAATTTAGATTTCATAAGACACATTTCCAGGTGATGCTTCCCAACGGATTCCAGTATTTGATCACTCCAATAAGCAGCGTAAAGGGACTGTCGGACTACGTCTACAAACATGCTCGGCGCTGGTGGGCAAACGAGACCGAATACGACGTAAACGACAAGATTGGCTCTCTCCGCCGAATCCTGCGCAGCACATATGGACTCCCGAACGTCGATACATTGCATATTATAACGGGTCAAACTTTTCATCTGCTAAACTATATGGGCCAGCTGGACGAGGACGAGTTTATTGAACGCGAGATCGTCCCTATTCACCTGCGGTATTTGGTCAGCAGCTATTATTAGATTTTTTTAGATTCCTCACTCTCGATCGTATTGTTGCCCAATGATTTTGACCGCTGCGCATCCAACTCGTCAATGCGTTCCTCCAGTTTAACATCTCGTAAAATTTCAAAGCCCCAGATCTTACATGAGACGCATTTAGATTTGTATAGCATGCGAGCCACTGCTAAAGTGCAGCTAATTAACGAAGTAATTAAAAAAGTGTAAAATATTTCAGACAGCATTTATTTATGACCAACATATTATTTACGCATATTTGGAGACGGAAGTATAATTGGACGCAACTCCATTCGTCAGCAAAGTTCGTACTGTCATGACTGCAATGTCACCATTATTCATAACAATCGGAGCAGCATAATCAGTTTTATTTAGACCAGTCAATACGTTACTTATCGTCCAAACTGAGCCGCTGACATTATAAATAGAGCATGTATAAACCCCATTTGTTCGGCGGTTAGAGCATGTTAGCCCTGTAATATTTGAAGTCATTGCGACTTGAAATTGTCTGCTGCTGCTCTCGTTACAGCCTAAAGTTAGGATACCAGCCGCAATACTACCATTAATTGTAGAGCCGCTCAATTGAAGACCAGAAACTGCTAACAGATTTGTCGAAGGATTATAGGTCAGGGTTGCTGAATCAAACGCTGGGTCATAATATCCACTTACGCCGCCACTTTGAACGAAAGTCAAATAATATGTTGAAGCAGTAGTTGGCTGGTCAGTATGGTAAACTTTGCCTTGATAGCCAACGGTTGAAGTTATTGGAGAATCTGAAGTCACGCTGTAACCTGATCCACCAGTATTTAATGCGATGTTACCCTCAGGGGCTGATAAAGTAATGCCAGAAAAACCGGCATCTCCGTTTCCAGCCGTTAACAGTAAGCCCCCTCTTGCAGACGATAAACTTAAGTCACCAGTTGTTGGATTTAAAGAGATTGAACTGCCAAAAGTGCCAGTTGTACTCAAAGTGAGAGTGCTCGGAGATGTTACTGCATTTCCGTTAAGAGCACCATTGAAACTGGTAGCCGTGATAGAGTTCAGCGAAGGGTTGCAACTAATTCCAGCAGTCTTTTGGATGGCTCCGATTCCAGTCGCAGAATTGTCGCTAAAATTCAAATAATGTGCAGAATTTTGAACCGAATTACGAGTCGTATACCCCAACTGATTTATTGTATTGGTCGTAGTTCCATCGGTAATGACAACAGTGGAGCCATTATATGTGGCCGTTCCAAGTGCACTACTTAAAGTGATAGTCTGACCGCTGTTTCCAACCGATCCAGCCGTCAAAACTTGGGCTAAAGTAGACGTAGGAGGGACTGGTGGCAAATTGTTAAGCAAGTACTCCAGATATGTGATCCGCTGATTAAGATTATATTGCGACCCAAAACTCATATTTATATTATCAAATATATTTATTTTGACCGGTTATTCTTGTACTGCGCCTTTCTCTCATTAAACTCCGCTCTTAAAGCTTCCCTCTCAGCACTCAATTTATGGTAAGCATCTGCTGCAGATTTGCTTAAAATGCCTTCCTCCTCATAAGTATACCTATCGTTTAATGTGGGCCTCATGCGCTCACTGAAATGTTCAGCTGGACCTTTCACAAAGTCTCTTAAAAACTTGAGCCGTTTTGCAGTCATTGCAGGGTCAGCCTTACCTCGTTTAAGCATTAACGGCTTCTCTTTTTTGACGATACCCGCCATTTTATAAGTAATATCCCGCAGCTTGTCCTCGATCCGACCAAGTGTCAATTTCTTACCAGATTTGGTCTTCAGCTCGTCCAGAACATTCTCATAAGCCGACGTCTCTGCATAGGTCGGTCCAATTATTTTGGCCTCAACCACTTTTCGGATTTCTTCAACCGCAGCAGGCTTATCGTCTGCCTCCATAATTGCGGCCCTCACCTCTGGCATCATTAACACCTCCTCCATTTCCACATTTACCAGTTTATGTTGAAGTTCAATGTACTTCGCGTACTGCTTCTCAAGCTCCAACTTACTTGCTCGTATGAAATCGGCCAGAGCCACTCTCTCAATCTTATTTTTAGAGATAGTAATTTGGTCAATGTCTTTAGCTACAATTTTAATAGCTGGCTCCTTATGACGTTTCGATATGGCCCCCGATTTGGTCAGAGTGGGGACAAGCTTGTAACCCTTTTTGGTTGGTTCTGCTAAATATTCGGGCACCTCAATTTCCTGCTCGCCGAATATTGGCATATATGCGTGCTCATTTCCGTCGAATCTGATGCCTCCCTTTTTAACCATATTTATAATAGGCCAATAAAATAATTTATTTGAATATTTAGGAAAAATAAAATCTATAGTAAAAATATAATGTCAGATATTCTCGAAAAATTGAAATCCAAGGGAATCAGCGAGAGCAGTCTCAAGCTTTACACGAACAACCTCAAACGCTTAAATGGTGGCAATGATATCAAAACGCTGGCCTTTTTGAAGGACGTCGATTCAGTCGTCGCAAAGCTGGAGCACTATAAGCCCAACACTCGTCGCTCGTACTTGATCAGCGTGGTCAGTCTACTTAAGGAAGAGCCCAAGATGAAGAAGCTTTATGACCGATACTATGAACTCATGATGCATTACAATAAGGAGCTTGCAGTGAACAACACCAAATCGGAGACGCAAGAAGCTAACTGGATCGACCAAGCCGCAGTCTTAAAGGTTTATGAAGATTTGGCCGCCATCGCCGTACCCCTACTCGAGAAAAAGAAGGTTACCGAGAAGGAATATGGCAGCCTCCTTGATTGGGTAGTTCTATCATTATACTGCCTACAGCCACCGAGACGAAATGCAGACTACCAATTATGTGTAGCCGTTAAAAAATATGACAGCGAACATGCAGACAAAAAATTTAATTATCTTGACACCACCAGCTGGAAATTCTTTTTCAATAATTACAAAACTGCGGGAACTTATAAGACGCAAATTGTGGAAGTCAATGATGCTCTCAAATCAGTCTTGCAGGCTTATTTAACCAAGGTATCGCCGCTACGAGCAGAATTCAAAAAAAAGCCTTATCAAGTGCCTCTGCTCGTTGATTATGACGGCAAACCATTCGAGTCAAATAATGCCATTACACGCATCTTAAATCGGATTTTTGGCAAGCGTATTGGAGTAAGCATGTTAAGGAACATTTACCTTACAAATAAATATGGTGAGCAAGTAGAGCAGCTAAATGAAGATGCGGCTGCCATGGGGACTTCGAGCAATGTCATAAAAGACCAGTACGTAAAATTGAGCTAATTTATCCAGTCGCAGACGATAATATCGGGCGGCTTACCCGTATCCTCCGAAATTTCCTCAACCTTATCAATGAAGTCCTCGAGGCTGTAGCCTAATTGATTCATAGCTATGAAGGCTACCACCCAGCGCCCGCATGTATCTACTGAATCATCAAGAGACTGGAATTTCTTTTTATTATAAATGGTTTGCTCCCCTGGGTCAGCAGTCTTAAAGAGTCTGGTTAACTGATGCTCAGTCTCACCAAGCATTCGCCTCACTTCGGTCGGAATAAATCTCAGCTCACCGTCTGGTTTTATGCCGTAACTATCGAACCACGTTATGGTCTTACCGTCTCTGACGATGCAGCACCAGTGCCCGCAATTACGTTTGCTCTCAGTCAAAATGATTCGGTAGTCTTTATTCTCGGGCAATAAATCTGCTAAATTCGTGTAATTGGCCAGCTCCGAATATTTCAAGATTTTAGCCTTTGAGCCGCCAATATAATGCTCCATATCATCGTCGCTGAGCATCGTAGCCAACAACCGCTTATACTTGGCAATTAGATTTCGTTTAGCACCACTCGACATTTAACATAAACCAACATTAAATTTTATTATATTTAAAAATCTCATTTAAAGCTATTAATGTCTCAACCTACATAAATGGCTTATAAAGAGGAGTGGTATACTTTTGGCAAGATTCAAGAATCGAAAATATTACCATTTTTGCGAGAGCATTTTGGCCGCGACATTAAAGCGCGAGAGGACCGATATTCAAACCATGATTTTTACGACGACCAGTTCAATTATGAGTTGAAGTCGCGATACATCAAGAGTACGGCTTACCGTGACACATTAATTGCCGCAAATAAGATTCAGGGTACCCAGGGGCTTATACTGGTATTTAACTTTAGGGATTGCTTAGCGTACACCCAATATGATAAGGAACGATTCGACACATATTCCCAGCAGTACATTACGGGCGACGACAAGCTCCACTATATGGTGCCCGTCGAACATTTAGAAATAATTAAAAATTGGGAATAAAAATAATATATACCAATAATAAATGTCTTACGCTTCATCAACTACCCACCCAGCCGATTCTGCCAACGCTTTTATTCAAGGTCAAAATGCAGTCGGAACAAATTTTACTAAAACAGCAGTTGGAGGAGTTCCAGCGGTAAGTGATACTGATTACGTAACATCTATATCTTTATCCGCAGGAGTCTGGGCAATTATTCCAAGTTATAATTTTAATTCCAACGATAGTGCAACGCTATTAATTGCCTTAGAAATACAAGTAACAAATGCCTCTGCCACTCCATATAGCACCTCAAATTATTATAATGTAACAATTCCAGATGAAGAAGCCCAAAATTTTTCTATAACTCAAATAGTTAATGTAGTTGATTATGAAGTGTCGCCAATCGAGGTATCGATTTCATCAGTATTTTCTGGGGCTACTACTCCACCAAGCCTTAGCGGCGTAGTAAATTGTATTAGAATCGCGTAAAAAAATAATATTTACCAATAATAAAATGTCTTATTCATCTTCAACAATCAATGCAACAAATCCTTTAAGTCCATTATCCGAAGGTCAACAATTAGTTGGTGCAACGGTTCAAACAATCGTTGAAGGAACACCATTTCCACTTACTTCAGGTGACGATGAAATTGTAAATCTTAATTTGACATCAGGGACATGGTCTATAGTACCGATTTTTCAGGTGACTCAACAAGATGCTGTCACTGAATTTACTTCGACCATTTTGTCAATCAGTTTTACAGGCGCGACAGTCCCATTCGTCTCCCCAGTTTATTATAACAATATTAATTTTGGTGACGGAGGAGTAATTTCTGTTTGCACCACTGCAATTTTGACCATCCCCAACAATACAACATTTAATCCTGTTACCGTAACGCTAACAACCGAGTACGAAAATGATACAACCTCACCTGAAATAACGTTTGGTGCTGTAACTTGCACAAGACTCGCATAAAAAATAATATTGCTAATAAATAAATGTCATTTTCGTCGTCGAGATACAATACATATGTTTATGTAAATGACTTGCCAGTAACCCCGTCAATTGGGTTTAGTATCACAAAAAACATGACCACTCCAACCCCAATCGGTGACGGCACCCCAGTCCTTATTTTTGTTCCTTTGGTTGGAGGCAAATGGGCTGTAACGTGCAATTTTGTTGTAACGGTAAATGATGGGACGACCGTCTTCCAAAATACTGCTACAGGTATAAGCATTGAAGGGTCGCTAACTCCATATTTTAATACAACAACTTTTGCAGGGTTTAGCCCTGCTACTTTAGAAGATACTATAATTAGCACGTCGACAATTTTAGAAATAACCGAACCAAATCAACAATGCGAGTTGGAATTTGTACTGCAGTTTTCAGGCAACACGCAACCTGTCGACCTGACATATTACATTTCCTTTGTAAAACTTGTCTAAAATATTATCCCACCAATAAATAAATGTCTTATTCTTCCGCGTATTCGATTGATTATCAGACAACTCCGTCATATACAAATAGTTTTCTTCTACCAAGATTAACAGACTCATCTACAAGCGTAAATATTGCATCTAACAGTGGTGCATTGACGAGTGGAGTCGATTTTTTAGCCAATTCGGTTCAACTTAATACTGGGATTTACTTGTTGAGATTTATAGGAGCAATAACTGCATCAGCCAATACTGTATTAATTAGCAGTGCTACCGCGACAATAACCCCAGCATCAGGTCTTGTTGTCGTTTCTAAAATGTCTATAATTACACCACCAAGCGGAGGATTTATTGCCTCTGCTGGAACACCATATTATTTTACTTTAACCGATAATGTGTCTTATGTTGTAGGCGACCAAAATGACCCAACTACTTTCACGTTAAACGTCACATGGTCTGGTGCTGGAACAGTTACATGCACTGATATGGACTGTTCTTATACAAAAATTACATAAAAATATTATCTCATCAATAAATAAATGTCTTATTCTTCCGCGTATTCGATTGATTATCAGACAACTCCGTCATATGCAAATGGCTTTCTTCTACCAAATTTAACTAACTCGTCTACATCAGACGAACCTGTTGTAGTAAATGGGAATTTGACAACTGGTGTAAACTTTATATGCTCATCAATTCAACTCGATTCTGGAATTTATGCTTTGAGATTTACTGGGACACTGTCTGCAAGTGATAACAATGTAGTCATAACAAGAGCAAATGCTGTTATTTTTCCTGCCAATGGTCTGGGAGTTGTTAGTTGCACTCAATCGATAATAACACCACCTGATGGAGGATTTACATGTGCTGCAAGTACCAATTACAATTTTGCAATGACTGAAGTTTGTCGAATTATTGGTGGAGACGACAACGACCTGACACAATTTTACGTCAATGTTGCATGGACGGTTACAGCAGGGACGCCAACGGTATCGATTGGGAACGTGAATATTTCATATGTCAAAATTACATAAAATATTATCTCGTGAATAAATAAATGTCATTCTCCTCATCATCATTAGCGAATCCAATTGGTCCATATCTCCCAGGAACCCCAGTTTTTGGTCTTGTTAACCAATTTACATCTCCAAGTATAACTTTAACATCAAGTGGTGTTATAGTACCAGCCCAACAATTTCAATTTAACATAGGAAGCGGAATGTGGCTTATTGAACTTAACATTACAATTGATACAAATGCCACTGTCGATTTTACAGGCTACCCATTTTATATAAGACTGTCTGATTCACTTGGTACAGATGTTTATCAGCAAACCGCAAATTTAGGCGGTACTTTTACAGGAAGCCCAACATTAACCCAGAATCTAATGACATTTGACGTAGCATATTCGGTATTACCTGCTTATTCAAATCTACCGTATACGGTTAGTGTATATGGTGAGTATGCTGGTGCTGACCCAAATGTTCAGATTAAGGTATATTGCTATAAATTATGTTAAATATCTGTAAGAAATCTAACTCCGACCTAAATAGCCATAAAAGCCCATAAAATAGCCCTAAATTGGACATAAATAGCCTAAATTTTAGCACCTCCTTGTTGTTATCTATACTGATATAGGCTGATATCAGTAATAATTTTAAACTTTATACCTAAGTAAATCTAAAATAATCTAACTGGCAATAGATTTCATTTAGATTTCTGTTAATTTGCCATAGTAAGCATGTAAAATCCACAATTTCACTGAAATATATAATTATTTAGTAATAAAATATCAGGCTATATTAAATAAACCATGTCGAATCAGCCTAACGCTCAAGCAGATAAAATTTATTATGATGTTGTCATCACGAATCTTCAGACGGTGACGAGTCCTCCGCCAGTTCTGTATTTTAATGAGACACGTAACAGCCCTATTATACATAATCCTGAAGACTACTATCTTAGCATTGTCAGATTTACTTTAGACACTCCGACTCTACCGATATTCATCCCTGAGATTCAACCCAATCAAGGTGACATCAACCTAACGGTTTATTCGATGACGCTGTCATGGACTGACCCTGCTACGTCAATCACGTATCATCAACTAAATTATGTGAATTTCCAGACGCAAGATAATTCTGCCCCTGTCCCTCTGCCTCCTAATGCATATGCTAACGGACTGCAGAATAATTCATCAGGATATTATAGCATTTACACATTTCAGTATTGGATCTATCTCATCAATCTGACCTTTACAGCATGTTTCAATGCTCTGGTTGCTCAGTTACCTGTAGGAACATTTTTGCCGACAACTAATGCCCCCATCCTGACATTTGACACCAATTCTCAAATAGCCATCTTAAACTGCGACGTTTTAGGGTATGATTATACGTCAGCCAATTACATACAGATATTTATGAACCCAGCCTTGTTCCAGTTGTTTAGTTCATTTCCGTTCACTGTCAATACTCTGGCAGGTACTTCATTTAATGAAAATGTGCTGATTCAAACGAACACCTTTGGTGGTGCTAACGAAATTCCATTTCCACCCATAAACCCTACGTATACTGCTATTCAAGTCGTTCAAGAATATTCGACAATAGCATTATGGTCTCCCATTACTTCCATAGTCTTTACGAGCAATACTTTACCCATAGTTCCGACTCAGATCTCAGCACCATCAGTATTCTTGAACGGGGTCAGCTACAACAATAGTGGTAACAATTCTAACGTAAGTCAAATCATCTCAGACTTCGTGTCTGACAGTGGGTTCTATAAGCCGAATATCGTGTACAACCCCTCGGCTCAGTATAGGCTAATTAGCCTTGCTGGTAATCGCCCCATCAGCAATTTAGACATTTCTGTATTTTGGAAGGATAGAATTGGAGTATTACAGCCATTTTTGATTGGCTCAGGTGTAACGGCCACCATAAAGATTTTATTCACGAGGAAGGGGACTCATGGGACAACTAAGCCGTAAATCTTTAGGATTAATTTAGGGAAGTAATTATAATTCAAAAATAAAATAATATTGTCTTAATATAAAATAAATGTCAGACTTTCGCACCGTACTCATCGAAGATTCGCGCATAGCCGATATTACAGATAAGGAAGTTTTTGGAGTCCAGAGTGGAGCCTCTCAATCGACTTTCCAGCAGTTTCAAGCCGTATCTGCCTCCAACAGCAGTATTGTTTTCAACGTCCAAATTCCGTCAGAAAATATTGTTATTGACAGACATCTGCTGCTACAGACTACCCTCAACTTTAAAGTACAAATTGATGGAACCGATCAAGGTAAAGCAGGTGTACCAGCAGGACAACAGGCTTTCCAATATGGTCTGACCGACAGTCTTCAGGCATTCCCACTTAACAGTCTCTTTACGACAGTCCAGTCAACCATTAACAACGTGTCAGTGTCAAGCAATCTGCAAGATATTTTACCTATGATTACACGCATGAATGATAATCGTATGCTGAGTCGCTACAACAGTCTTACGCCGTCATATGTCGATAACCAGTGGGGACTTTATAGCAATGCAGTCTTAACTAACTCCAATCCTTTAGCAGCATATAACAACAATGGTTATGATGAGGACTTCGAACCCAGAGGTGCTTATCCACTTGAATCGATTACCATTTCGCACTATAATGCAGTTACCGATACAACTGACACCTCGCCAATTTCTGCTGGTACAGCCGATACGTGGACAATTTCCATCGTAGTTCAACTTACTGAACCCTTTTTGGCTCTGTCTCCATTTATCAACTGCAGACCTAATCAGGAGGCTGGTCTTCTGGGAGTCAATAACATGTCTTTTGTCCTCAACGTCGATAATGGATGTAAGCGTCTTTTCTCAACTGCCAATTCTCAAGTAAATGGTACTGGAAATGGTCTCTCCAGTTTTATCACCAGTATTACACTTGGAACGGCCACTCAGCCCAACGCATTCCAGAACACCAGACTTTTATTCAATTTCTTGAGTCTCCAGCCTGAGCAGTACTCTAAATTAAGTACTAAGAATGTTGTTCCCTATTTAGACTACCCTCGTTACCTAAGCATTTCCAACAACAACACCCCCATTGCTGCTACTCCTCCTGGTGGCCCTGCGAGTGCTTCTGTTACTCTAACATCGCAGTCCATTCAACTGAACCAAATCCCTGACCTTATTCTTATCTCTGTCCGTTATCCAATGTCTTCTCAGGACTGGGCTTATAGTTCATCTTTCCTAACAATAAACTCCATTAGTATCAACTTTAACAATGCATCTGGTCTGCTTTCAACTGCGACTCAGCAAGATTTATACAACATGTCCTTTAGAAACGGATCTCAGCAATCATTTTATGAATTTCAAGGCGAGGCAGGTATCAATAACAATGCAACTGGTACTCAAACGACGGTCCCAACTATTGGCAGTCTTCTGGTCCTTAATCCTTCGCTTGATTTCAGTCTGCCATCGTATCTATCGGCATCTTCGCTTGGACAATACCAATTCCAGTTCAACATCAACGTGACCAACCAATTTCCTTTTGCTATTACACCTGAAATCGTCACGATTACTATGAACAGCGGTCTCTTTGCTCTGCAACAGGGTACAGCCCAGATTTTCACCGGTATCTTAACCAAACAGCAGGTGCTCCAGACCAAGGAACAGAACCCCGTTGCACATTTAGAGAGTTCTGAGTATCAGAGACTTGTGGGCGGCAAGGCCTCTAATTTAGGAATGGCGAACATTCTTAAGATGGTTCAAGAACGACCATTTATTAAGCAACTTAAGAGCATGGTTGGAGGTGTTACCAGTGGCGGAGTAATGAGCGGTGGAGTCATGAGCGGTGGCAAGAGAGCCTCGAAACTGGATAAATATCTGTCATAAATTGCATATTTGAAATAAAAAAATATATATTTGTAGTATAAAAAAGATGCAAGAATATAACAACGGAATTTCTTCGACTTTAATGAGAAATGTGTACAGCGGAATCATTAACGGTCAGCCTCAGCCGAATATGCTTGGCGGCAAACGCGCGCGCCTTCATCCAAAGGCTGGGCTGTCCCAATATGATTATCCAAGTACTTTAGCAGTTGGGTCGCGTGCAATTCATCAGCCAAATTTGCTGGGTGCAGGATTTTGGCAGGACTTTGGTAAGGGATTTAAACAGGGCTTAGTAGGTACAGCCCAGGTAGCCGCTCCAATCGCTGGAGAACTGGCCAAGGAGGCTGCTTTAAGTTATATTCGGGGTGGAAAAAGACGAGGCGGGAAATATTCAATCGGGAAATTTATGCATGACACGAAAGATGTACTCGAACCATTTGCTCACCAAGTCGTTCCTGTAGTCACCAATGTGGCCTCGAGCGTGGCAAAAGACGCAATAAAGTCTTATTTGGCTGGTGGGGCTATGCTATCCAACCGCCCTGGCGAGTTTCATAATACGATTTATCCTCAGGCATTGCAATCTTATCACCCAGACGAATCCCATCTTTATGCAGGTGCTCGAAAACGAAAATCTAAAGTGAGGGCTGGTGCGCGGTATGATTGCGAAAGCGAATCGGATTCAGACGATGGTACAATGGTTGGCGGAGACTTAAAGCATTACTGGGCTCAGGTTAAACAATTAGCTGCATCGCAGGGTATTACGTCAGCAGCAGCCAGAAAGTTAATCAAGGCGAATAAATCGTTGTATTCTGCGGAGGCTCCCAAAAAGCGTGGACCGAGAAAGGCAGCAGCTGCACCAAAGCGTGCACGTAAAACAAAGCTTGAAGCGGCTGCGGAAAAATTAGCCAAGCAGTATAGAGAGGAAAGTGAGCCCGGATATGAAATGGAAGCAATTGACACCGTACCAAGAAAAGGCGTACGAAAGGCATTGTCGAAAGAAGCAATTTCCGATTATTTGAAGCTTAAAAAGGCGCCAAAACTAAAGAGGTCATCAAAAGCAACCCCAGATTTCGGTGTAGCGGGTGGGGTAATGAGTGGCGGAAATTGGCTCGATGACGTAGTTAAGGTGTCGAAGGCGGCTGCACCCTACGTGATTCCTCTCATGATGGCAGCAGGCAGAAAGCCAAAAAGAATGTCTCTACCTTCATCAGGGCGTAAACGTGAAGTCGCCCGCGGGGACATCGTGGCTGCGGTCATGAGACAGCAAGGAATAAGCCTCCCAGCAGCAAGTCAATACGTCAAGGCCAACGGGCTTTATTAATAACCTCGATTAAAAATAATATATTACCATAAAGTAAATGCCACTATTAGCAGATTACGGAAATCTTGGTGAGAACCCTGACAGTATATTTAGCGCTTCGAAACGCGTTGCATCGTATTCTTTAGACAACATTGCTCCTACAGGTAGCATGGACAGAGACTATATGAATGCTAAGAAATCGGCTGGAGACATGTCATTGAAATTTTTGGAGTTCAAAAATCTTGTATCAGAAATTTATCAGAATGCCGAACTGATCAAGGAATTAGCCGCTCCTACCAATCCAGACGAAGAGTACGAATTTATCTACAAAATAAAATTTTTGCAAGCTGCTCTCAATAAGGCGAATCTGTTTTTTAGGACATATATTAAGCCAAATGTAAGTGACCTCGACGGAAAGGAAATTAAAGAACTTGACGAAATCAGAGCATCTCTCGTTTATTACCAAGATTTCATGCAAAATTGGGCTTATTTATTTGTTACGATTGATTACGGTAACAATTCTTGGTCAATGCTATTAAAAACAATATTTGAAATAATCGAGCAAATTACCATTACTTTGAACTCATACAAACAAAATGAGCCAACTGGACTGCAAGGTGCAGGCCGCAATTTCTACGGCAAGAAAATAAACAATACTCGTGACATTCCGACGGTATATTCGCGCAGCATCAAAAATTGTCCGACGAAATATTTATTATAAAATATAAAATAAGAATATATAGCAATGCATGATTTATTTGAAGCGCGCAGCATAAAGGACTATAGTGCGGCTATACGCAAAATTTTCAATTTGATGACCATTTCGAGAACATACAAGGTCGTAGGGTCGGCCTCATTTAAGCATGCTAAATATGTGTCCGATTATGACCTCAACGACTATTTTAATTCGAGCGACAAGAACACGATTTTGCACTCAATATATTTATTTTTTAAAAAGAAATTTGCAGAGGCCGAGCAAAACCCCGACATATACATATCAGATTTTAAGTGCGGGATGGACTCAGACGGCAAAGCTTTGCGGTGGGATAAAGGCGACATAAAGGCGGGCTTCAAGACCATGAAGGACGGGCGAAAAATTGCGTTCCAGGATTGCATATTAATGAAGACGACTATGAAGCTGGACGTCATCGCGTTGATCGACGGCATATTCACCGAGTTCTCGGACAATTATTTTATTAAGATCGGGGACGATGCCAACTTCTTCAAAGAGGACGCGGCCAAGCAGAGCATTCTCAACAGCATAAAGCATGACTTTGATGAGTACTATTATGCTTCCAGAAATTATATGAAGGGACTGAAACGATGCTTTGCCTATTACAATATCGAGGGCAAAAACAAGCAAAAAATGACAACGCTGTTCAATTTCTTCAACTCGGTCACTGGTCTTATTTATAAGCAGCGGTCTGAAATAAATACCATTATCGCATTGCTGGAGCAGGAGTTCAGGACTCCGAAGTTGGCTGACATAAAGCGGAACATTGGACTGATCGCGCAGAAATGTAAATTTATAAAGGACGCGGCTTTAGAGAAATCTTTAATGGCTGCATATAACAGCAATACGCTCGAGGATATGGCGAGTAAATTAGAGGCTGTCAGTCTGGAATTGCTGAAAATAATAAATGCGCAATGTTTGAAATTTGTGAAAAATAATAAATCTGTATTACTATATTAAACAAGCATGAATTTCGAGTCTGAAGGATCGCCGTTCTGTATTATTAAAAATTCAAGGACTAAAAAGACGCCAATTATTAGCGCGGACGACAGCAAAAATGCTAAGGCTATTTTTAACGAGCTTAAATTAACGGGTGAGGAGAAATTTCAACAGATTCCTGACACCAAAAAGGAGCGTCAGATATTATACATATGCGGTCCGTCTGGCAGCGGAAAATCGTACTATACCAAAGCATATTGCGACCAGTTTAAGAGAGCGTTCCCAAAGAGACAAGTCTATTTATTTTCATCTATCGCAGACGACTCCAGTATAGATAAGGTGAAGGATTTGAAACGGATTGCGCTGACGCCTGCGCTGCTGCAGGATGACCTCAAGGCTGAAGATTTTAAGGACTCGTTGGTAATCTTTGACGACGTTGACTGCATAACCGATAAGCCCATGAAGATTAAGGTCGCAGCCATATTGAACAGCATTCTCGAGACGGGTCGCCATTTCAATGTCTACTGCATTTACACGTCGCATCTTGCATGCTCTGGCAACGAGACCAAGCGGATATTGAACGAGGCCCATTCCATTACCATTTTCCCGAAAAATAGCGGTGGTCGTGTACTTAAATACCTACTTGAGAGCTATCTTGGGTTTGACAAGGACCAAATTAAGAGGACAAAAAAGTTAAATAGCAGGTGGTGTACCATCATAAAGTCGTTCCCCATGGTGGTGCTGAGTGAGCAAGAGGTTTATACGCTAAACAACGACTGATCGAATAAGCGCGTGGTGGGTCATCAGCGACTGCATGTAATAGGGTACGGTATACTGGTCCCAAGCGTGAGTAGTCTCATTGAATTCGCCCTGCGTTATGGTCTGAATATTTTTGGGGCTGATTGCGTGCAATGTGTCAAATGTTTCGAAGTTGAAGCCGTCGCGCATAACCTTGATCAGCGAGCCGAGTCGGTCAGTCTCATCGTAGGAAGAATTGGCGGACCATCTGCGAGAAGCTCCATAATAAACGTGGTCTGCGAGTCGCTCCAAGCTGTCGAATTTGCGGACAGTTATGATGTCGTCCGTCTTGAACTTTATTTCAAATTTACTGTATCGGTGTCCGCGCTGGTTAAAGTCGGCGTAAAATGTGATCTGGGCCGTCTTGACATATGACAGGTTCCATAAATCGTTGGATGGGAGGTTCAATTTGAATCGGAATAGCTCGGGGAGGGCGGCAATAAAGTGGTCCTTCGCTGATCGGTCTGCGGCGAACTCATAAATAAGGTCTTGGATCGGTTGCGGGAGCAGGGTAATTCTGGGGTTGCTGGCCGTCTTGAGTGGTGTTATGATGTCGTTATGCTCACTCAGTCTAATAGGTGATACAAATCCTGCCATTAGGCGCGAATGTTTGGCCGTCTTGCGGTGAGCCGAAATACCCTTCTTGGTGATCGTACAGCCGCACTCGCATCTAACAGTTGGCAGTTTTCCGAGGCATAGTTGAAATTGGGGTTGGACTTGGATTTGTTGCATTTTCTTAGCTTATACTATACAATTAATACAGAGAAGTCTTTAAGTACATTTTTACTTTTGTAAGTTTGGAAAATGTTAGACTCTGCTCCGAGACAATTTGAAAACTGATAAATATATATTTTCAAAAATTGCACGAATGTTACTTTTTTGCCAAATTTTGGAATTTTGGTTTTGACAATTTGATTAATAAA